TATATCCTTAGTAAATGCAATAAATTCTGCATAATCTTTGCAATCTTTTGCAATATCATACAATCTTTCATTGTTATTAATCCACAAAGAAACATTCCATGTTTCATAATTAGCCCAACCATTGTAATTATTTTCTTTAGCGTGTTCCTTTTGGTCAACGCATTTTATAGATTGGTTTGTTTTTACTTTAGCTTTCATTATTCCTCCTCCTGTGTTTCGTTCATAAATTTTCCATATTCTAGGAAATATTTCATATCTTCCATTATCTGCTGCACTGTTTCTAATCTTGTGATTACATTAATGCTATCTTCTTGCCCTCCAGAACTCCAACTAGCATTCCACTCTCCAGAATTACTAAACTCGCTTAGTGTTTTATCTCTGCTTAGTGTGAAGTTATCACTACCCCACCAACCTTTGGCTGTGTAAGTAATCTTTACAACGCTGCTATTTTCATAGTATGTTCTTTGAATATCCTGTTTACTTATATGAATATTCATTGACTCTCTTTTATCAGTTTTTAAATCAACTGTTTCAAATCTATCTTTCATTTTCTCTCCCTTAGTTAATTAATACTTGTAAACAAGTATAGACTATGCAGAATATAAGTTGGGTATTTCTTTAATATTTTTTTCCCACTCTCTTTATTGATTTGATTGATTGGGTTTAAATATGGGTGGGGGGTGGTTCTAAATGTCGTATCCCTCTTTTGACACAGAACCTCTCATTACACCTACACAAACAAATATTTCTAAAATAAAGAACAATAAAAGATTATGTTAGGTTTCTATACAACAATATAGGCAAGTAAACATTATGCATATGTCAATATGAGCTTGTGTATATAGTCTAGTAGGAACACATTATTTAAGTAGAACAAAGTGTAATAAAGATGTGTAGATTTACCATACTATATGTTGTGTGTTTTACCTGACATACTACATCTAGTGGGTGCACTATCACAGTAGTATCTTGGTTGATTACCTATCTGTTTTAGAGTATTCTTACACTCTTTACATTTCTTCAATAGTGTCTAGTCTAGCTCGTTTTTCATAACAGGCATCCAATGCAATGTAGTTGCGATTCTGCCTGATTAGATAGTTTGATTAGACCTTGGGTAGCTTACTTGTCTTTCTAGTTGGTCAGGTTTCCCTGGTAAGCCTTTTGTGCTCCTGATGCCCTCTTTACCTGTATCTAAGTACTCCTAAATAATATTTATAGTTGAATAGTAACAGAAGGTAGATATAATACAAGTACCTGTTAATAACAACTAAATAATCAGGAAATGGTTTTTGGGGCAACTCATTAGCCATTTTCTGTTATTATAGAAATTAACATGATTCTTTATTCATGTTCCTCCCTGTATAGCCCTAGCTTGTCTAGGGTGTGGTACAGTTAACCTATGACAGAAATACCAGTAATGGATTGTGACCAATGTTTAAATCCTTTTTGGGAAGACCAACTAACTGAAGGTCTGTGTCCTAATTGTGGTGTAAACGATTTATCAAGTTTCTTTGAATAAAAAATTTTTTTTTACGCCTGAGGTTCTTGTAAACCATCAGGCAGCTTTCTGCCTTTGATTCTAGGGTACGATTTAGGTTTGTGATTATTACAATATCTATACTTGTTATATTTAGATATAACTGTATTGCAAGTTTCCTCCAAACAAATTCTTCCACTACTATATGAAGTAGAGGGTTTATAATTTGGATATTTATTTCCTTTTATATAATCACTCATACAAGATATAGTATAGTTAGGAGAACACAGACACTATGTATGGTAAGAAGAAAAAAAAGATGACTAAAAAAGGCAAAGGCAAAAAAAGTAGATACTAATGGCTACCTATCAAGGAATGAAAGTTAAGCTAAATAGCCCAACAGCTATTAGGAAAGGCGAACCAGGTTATGGTCGCAAGTCCAAAAAGGTATTTGTTATGTCTAATGGCAAGGTTAAGAAAGTAATGTTTGGTGACCCAAATATGCCAGTTAGAAAAAGCAATCCTAAAGCTAGAGCTTCGTTTCGTGCTAGGCACAAATGTAGTACTGCAAAAGATAAGACTACTGCTCGTTACTGGGCTTGTAGGGATTGGTAAGGAGATAGTATGCCAAAAGGTAAAAAAGGATATTCTGCAAAGCAGAAAAAGATTGCAAGATTAGCTGAGCCAAGAGATGTATTGACTGCTGCTGATTTTAAAAAGTTAAGAAAGATGAAATGAAAATAAAAGGCGTAGATGTATCAAGTCTTACTAAAAGACAACAACAGACTATGAAAAAACATTCTGTTCATCATACTAAAAAACATTTACAGTATATGACTAACTCTATGAAGAGAGGTAGTACATTTAGTAAAGCACATAAAAATGCACAGAAAAATGTTGGTAAATAATGGCTAAAGTAAGTTGGATGTTTGGTGGCAAACGATATTATGGTACTCTTATTAGAGAAACTAAAACACATAAGTTTGCTAGAACACAAAATGGCAAAGTAAAGAAAATTAAAAAGTAATGGCAAAGATACCAGCAAGTGCAAATTCAGCATTAATTAAAAAGGCTAAATCTAGTGGTATATCTTTATCTACTTTAAAAACAGTTTACAAAAGAGGTCAAGCTGCTTATATGAGTTCTGGTTCAAGACCAGGAGTAAGTATGGGAGCTTGGGCTATGGGTAGAGTTAATAGTTACATTCGTGGTTCTAAAAAACATGATACTGACTTGCGTGGTGGAAAGAAAAAGAAGTAGTGGGTAAAAGAACACAACCTTATAGATATGGTGTACCAGCAAAATACTTAGCAGGATTGTCTGATGCTGCAGCTAAGAAGAGAGCAGCAGAGATAAAGAGAACTGCTAAAAAGTACAAAGCTGGTAAAAAAGTAAATATAAAAGCTGTACAGAAATCAAGACAGGCTGACAAGAAAAAGAAAAAATAATGCCAAGACCTAGGTGTAAACTTAATGATGTTATTGGTGAAACTTGTCGCAAACAATCACGCACTAACTCTCCATACTGCTCACAAAAATGTAAAAGCAGGTTTCATTATTTAAAAACAAAGAAAAATAAACCTGTACCTAAACCAAAAGAAACAGCAACAGCTCGTGGTATTCACTATGAAGATTTTGTAAAAGAATATGCACAATCTATAGAAAATAAAAAATATACACATCAACAAGTATCAGACATAATGAATATAGGTAGAGCTACTGTTACTAAAATGTATACAGCTTATCAAGAAGATAAACAGATATACGAATTACAAGAAGATTGGAAAATATCAAAAGATACTATTAAATCATTACAAGACTTTAAAGACTTTAGAGATAGGTATTTTAAAACAGAGACAGGTGATTTATATGAAACAGCAGACTTTCACGAAAACTGGATAAACAACATTGTTGATGCTATAGAAAATGGTAAACAACAAATGATATTAAGTCCTCCAAGACATGGCAAGACAGACTTGCTTACACACTTCGCTGTATGGCAGATATGTAAAAACCCCAACATAAGAATAATGTGGGTAGGTGGTAACGAAGATATTGCAAAAAATGCAGTAGGTGCTGTAATGGACCATTTAGAAAACAATGAACAATTAAACGAAGAAATAAATGGTCCAGGTGTAAAGTTCCAACCTAAAGTTAGGTCAGGTAAATCTTGGTCATCAGGACAATTTACTATAGGAACTAGAACAGTTACTGGTATTAAATCACCTACTATGGTTGCTGTAGGTAAAGGTGGAAAGATATTATCTCGTGACTGTGATTTAATTATTGCAGATGATATAGAGGACCATGGTACAACAATACAACCTAGTGCTAGAGAACAAACAAGACAATGGTGGACAACTACTTTGTCATCTCGTAAAGAGGAACATACTGCTGTAGTTGTTATAGGTTCAAGACAGCACCCTGAAGATTTATATAATTTCTTATTAGAAAACCCAGAGTTTGAACATGTCGTAGAAGAAGCACATAGTACAGAGTGTACTTTGCCTGAAACACAAATAGAAGAACATAAGGATTGTATGCTATGGGCAAGTAAAAGAACTTACAAGTGGCTTATGTCACAAAA